TTTCGTCTTGTTAATGGCGACACTGTTTGGCACAACGGACCTGTGGTCGAAGCTTTGGAAAGGGGAGCTGTCCTCCTTCTAGACGAGATTGATCTTGCTTCAAACAAGATTCTATGCTTACAATCTGTCTTAGAAGGTAAAGGTGTATTCCTTAAGAAGATCGGACGCTATGTAAAACCTGCTAATGGGTTCAACGTTATTGCAACTGCAAACACCAAAGGTAAGGGTAGTGATGATGGTCGTTTCGTAGGAACTAACATTCTTAATGAAGCATTCCTAGAGAGATTCCCAATCACTTTTGAGCAAGAGTATCCTTCTGCTTCTATCGAGACTAAGATTCTATTGAACCAAGGTTGCGATAAAGAGTTTGCTGACATGCTTATTAAGTGGGCAGGTGTTATCCGTAAGACATTCTTTGACGGTGGTGTAGATGAGGTTGTAACAACTCGTCGTCTAGTTCACATCGTTCATGCTTTCCAAATCTTTGGCGATCGTCTAGGTGCAATCACTAATTGTGTCAACCGTTTTGACGAAGACACAAAACAATCTTTCCTTGATCTATACACAAAGGTTGACGCACAGGAAGATTTAGAGTATACTGAGGGTTGAGAAATACCCTCTCTATATTATGAGAAAGTACAATGAGGATTTAATCCTCAAAGAGATTTCAGATTACATCTCAAACACATACAAAGGTCATTATTCTGTCGGCAACGTTCAGACTCTTGACCTTATTGACTCTGTTGGAGACGCAGAGGCATTCTGTAGAAGTAATGTTCTTAAGTATGCTTCACGCTATGACAGAAAGGGGTCAGCAAGAAAAGACATCATAAAGATTATTCATTATGGAATATTGCTCCTCCACTTCAACGACAAAACTGCTAAATCAAACGAGACAGCAGCAAACAATCCTACATCATTCACAGTTGACTACGACAGATGACCGTCATTTCTAAACCGACCATTGAAGTTCTTAAAAACTTTTGTTCAATCAATAAGTCTATTGTTATTAAACCTGGCAATAAGATTTCAACGCTCAGTATTAATAAAAATATACTTGCTATTGCCGATGTCGAAGAATCATTTGATTCGCAAATCTCTATCTACGACTTGGGAGTATTCCTTGGAGGTCTATCTCTGTTTGACTCACCAAAGATCGATACTACAAACAGCAATTACGTCACAGTAAGTGACACTACAGGTAAGTCAAAGACACGTTATTTCTATGCAGATCCTGATATTATTATTCAAGCACCAGAGAAAGAGATTACTCTTCCATCAGAGGATGTAAAATTCCGTCTTGAATCTGGGGTTCTTCAGCAACTTCAACGTGCTGCATCTGTATACCAACTTCCTGATCTTTGTTTGTTTAGTGATGGAGAAACTGCAATGCAACTATGTGTAACTGATAAGAAGAATGATACTTCTAATAGTTACATGGTAGATGTAGGTTTTTCAGAAGAGCAATTCTGCTATTGTTTTAAAGTAGAAAACTTAAAACTTCTTATGGGTTCATATAATGTTTCTCTTAGTAAGAAAAATGTAGCACTATTTCAAGGCGAAGGTATTAAATATTATATCGCCTTGGAACCTAACGCATGATTCACACTTTTCGATTACCTGATCATGATGAATTAAAGTCCAGACTCTTAGAGTACATGGATGCATCCGATCATGAATCTATAATCGAAGGACCAGATCGTATATCAAAAAGTGATAACTACGTTCCAGACACACCAGAAAACAAACCTTACTTTGGATGGTTTGCACAAGAAGTCATGGAAGAAATATGTAGTTACTATGCTATTCAAGCAATGAGAACATCACACGTTTGGTATCAACAATACTATAGAGGAGACCAACACGCATGGCACGTTCATCCTCAGACATCAATTAGTTCAGTATATTTTATTGAACTACCTGATTCAAAATTTTCTACAGAATTTTTTGATGTAGAAACTAGGAGAACACTTCAGTATGATATACAAGAAGGAGATATCATTACTTTTGCAGGTCACATACCTCACAGATCACCTCCCTTGCTTTCTGATGAAAGAAAGACTATCATAGGAGCAAACTTTATTTTTGATAGAGTAAACACTAAACTATTTGATAATGAATGATTTTTTATGGGTAGAAAAGTATCGTCCTACGAAAGTAGAAGAATGCATTCTTCCAGACACAGTGAAAAATACTTTCCAGAGTTTTATACTTCAAGGTGAAATACCTAATTTACTTTTATCTGGAACTGCAGGTGTAGGTAAGACAACCATTGCCAAAGCACTATGTAATCAATTAGGAGCAGACTATTATGTTATTAACGGATCTGACGAAGGCAGATTCCTTGATACCGTCAGGAACCAAGCAAAAAACTTTGCTGCAACTGTTTCCCTTACAAGTGAATCCAAACACAAAGTCCTTATCATTGACGAGGCAGACAATACAACCCCTGACGTACAACTGTTACTCAGGGCATCTATCGAAGAGTTCCAAAGGAACTGTAGATTTATATTCACATGTAACTTTAAAAACAAAATCATTGAACCCCTACATTCTAGGACAACCGTAATTGATTTTAATGTTCGTGGTAAAACTAAACAACAACTTGCAGAATCATTCTTTAAACGTTGTCAAGATATTCTTGAAACTGAGAAGGTTCCATTCCAACCTAGAGTAGTTGCTGAAGTAGTTCAAAAGTATTTTCCAGATTTTAGGAGAACACTTAATGAACTTCAAAGGTATGCTTCAACTGGTAACATTGATACTGGTATCTTAGCAACATTAGGTGATGCTAACATAACTACATTAGTAGAGTGTTTGAAACATAAAAAGTTCAACGATGTAAAGAAATGGGTTAACCAGAATTTAGACAGTGATCCTATTTCAATCATGCGTAAACTTTATGATAACTTATCTAAAGTTGTAGATGGTCCTAGTGTTGCTGCTGCAGTTTTAATCATTGCAGAATATCAATACAAATCTGCCTTCGTGGTAGATCAAGAGATTAATCTTCTTGCCTGTTTAACACAAATTATGTTGGAGTGTAATTTTAAATGAATATTTTATTATCATGCCCACCAGTGTATACTCTACCTGGTACATGGACTAAATGTAATGCGATCATACCGCACTACAACGCTGATCCTAATGTCACTTTCGGAATTTCTCTTCTTGTGATATTATTATTACTATCAGGTTTTGGAATATACAGAGCCTTCTTTAATAATAAAGGACTAACAGATCAATGGGACGAACACGATGACTAAACTAATGAGAAAAAGAGAAAAGATCAGAGCACAGGTAAAGTCTAGATTTTACTATTTGTTCTGGGGAACTGCAACTCTATCTGTTGTGGCAGGTCAAATTTATCTTGGCACATCTTATCGTGCTATGGCAAGATCAATGGATAGATGGTTTGAAGAGACCATTGATATTATGACTATGCCATTAAGAGAACAAAGACAACGTGGGCAATATTCTCCTATGAGACCTCCTACTCCTGAGGATTGGGAGATGCCTATTATCCAATGATAGTAACTAAAACTGCTCTCAAGACTCCTCTTCGTTATCCTGGTGGAAAGTCTCGTGCTATTAAAAAGATGGCACAATTTTTTCCTGAGATGAATGAGTATACAGAATTTAGAGAACCGTTTTTGGGAGGAGGGTCTGTTGCACTTTATGTGTCTCAGGTTTATCCTCAGTTAGATATATGGGTAAATGATTTATATGAACCCTTATATTGTTTTTGGAAAACACTTCAATTACAAGGAGACAAACTTACAAAAGAACTTCAACAACTTAAAACAAAGTATCCAGATAGATCTTCTGCAAAAGAATTGTTTCTTGATGCCAAAGAATATTTGACAAAACCTAGACGTGATCCTTTTCATACAGCAGTTGCTTTTTATGTTGTAAACAAATGTTCTTTTAGTGGTTTAACTGAGTCTTCATCTTTTAGTCCTCAAGCAAGTGATTCAAACTTCTCTATGAGAGGAATTGAAAAACTTAAGTACTATAAGATGATAATCAAAAATTGGAATATAACCAATCTATCATACGAACAACTTTTAGTTGATGATGCTGCTGCATTTGTTTATCTAGATCCTCCATATGATATCAAAGCAAACTTATATGGAAAAAGAGGAACTATGCATATTGGATTTGATCATGATAAATTTGCTAGGAGATGTGAGATATGTGATCTAAATCAAATGATATCTTACAACTCTTCTAATCTAGTAAAATCAAGATTTGTAGATTGGAACTTGCAAGAATATAATCATACATATACCATGAGGTCTGTAGGAGACTACATGAAAGACCAACAAGAACGTAAAGAACTTCTTTTATTAAATTATGAAATATGATGAAAGGTATCCTCTAAAGGATTATCTCAACTCTATCAATCTCACCAAGAAAAATCTCATGGAAGATGATCCTGGTTGGGAAAAAAATTATCCAACTTATGTTATTAATAAGTGTATGTCACATCATATAGACACAGTGATGTATTCTAATGAAATGAATCAATACCCTAACTTGGATAAGCGAATGCAGTATGATTTTTTTATAAATATCGTCAGGAGCAGAAAACGCTTTTCCCCTTGGGATAAAAAACAAACGGTGAAAGATCTTGACCTTGTGAAAAAATACTATGGTTATAGTAATGATAAAGCAAATCAAGCCTTACGGATCTTAACTCCAGACCAACTTAATTACATCAAAGACAAACTGAGCAAAGGAGGTAAGACCAGATGAATGAGTTAAAGGAAGTCCATTGGACTAAAGATGATATGGTTGAGGTGAACTTAAAAGAACCTGATGACTTTCTAAAGGTTCGTGAAACTCTCACTCGTATTGGGGTAGCATCAAGAAAAGAAAAGAAGTTATATCAATCTTGCCACATTCTACACAAGAAAGGACAATATTATATTGTTCATTTTAAAGAACTATTTGCTCTTGATGGAAAGAAAGCAAATCTTTCGGAGAATGATGTACAACGTAGAAACAGAATTATTAAACTACTATCAGACTGGGGGTTAGTAGAAATTATTAAATCAAGTGCTGTAACAGATGCAGCACCACTTAGTCAAATAAAAGTGATCGCCTATAAAGAGAAGGGCGAATGGACTCTTGAGTCTAAGTACAATATTGGTAAAAAGAAAAACGATGCTTAAAACTGAAACAATTTTTGCACAGGAACTTTATAGTCCTGGTTATCTTTTATTAGATCTTCCTCAGAAATACAGGGAAAATATATCTAATTCTATTAACGAAATCATAGCAGAAACAGATATTACTGAAGATGTTAGATCTTATCTCAGAGGTCATATATCTCATCAGTTTTCATTTCCTATTAACGAAGGAATGGAATGTTTGTTACTTGAACTAACTGCTCAGTATGCAGCAAAGTTTGGATCTCATCCAGATAAAAAGTATCATAAAAAAACACCTCTATTTCAATCTGAAACCGCATGGGTAAACTTTCAAAAGAAAGGTGAGTTTAATCCTATTCATTCACACTCAGGTGCATTCAGTTGGGTTCTATGGGTTAGATGTCCATATAAGATTGCTGATGAACAAGCACTGTATGGTGATATAAACCAAAACGAAGCAGCAGCATTTAACTTTCACTATGTTGATGCATATGGAGAAATCACTGCTATCAATTTACCAGTAGATGAACAGTTTGAATGGAAGATGGCATTCTTCCCAAGTAGTCTAAGTCATAGTGTAAATCCATTTATGACTAGCGATGAATTTCGTATTTCTATCTCAGGAAATATATTTGCTAAATAGGCTTAGTGTTCAAATTATAACATGGCAACAGCAGTAAAACCCCCAGTTTCTGAAGAGAAACCAAAAGGTATTATAGGAAAATTAAAGGACGCTGCAGAGGACAAGGAAGAACAACTTGCTATTCTTAGTACGTTTGTTCGCTTGTCCGTTTTGGTCTGGTCCGCAGGAATTTTAACTTTAGCATACGTTAAGTTACCTGAGGCATTTAAAATCCCAGAACAAAAGCTTGATCCAACTTTCATAGCTTCGGTCTTCACAGGAACTTTAGCTACGTTCGGCGTACAAGCAGCAGGTTCAAAGAAAAAGAATGGTCAAGACGCTAGTGCTAATATATCCAAAAAAGATATGGAGTTTCTTATTGCAAAGGCATCTGAAACTGCACCTGCACAAACCATTAGGATCGAATCTGGTCCTGTTAAAATAGTCCCTGACAAATAAACATCATGCAAAAAATTATTAATGTACTTGCTATTGCGTCTAGTGTTGTATCTCTTACCGTTGTTGGCGGTGGTGTGTATCTTTATACTCAAAAGGATGCCATCATAGAAGACATCAAAGAGAAAGCATTAGGTTCTTTAAGCGGTGGAATGACAGATGCACTACCTGGTATAGTTGATAATAGTCTTCCAGATGCAACTGGAAATGCTATAGCTTTACCAAAAACACCTAAGTTCTAATGGACGAAATAGAACAGGCATGGTCTGAGTCTAGAATCGATAAACCAAAGAAGTATACAATGCCTATCTGGTTAACCGATGAAGACTTCGAGTATATCGTGCAAGCATTATGGAAGTGCAGAAAATCTGAAGATAGGTGTGGAGAACTCTACGAAAGATTCTTAACTATTAAAGAAGGAGCGAGAAAAACATGAACAAGTGGATAGGAGTTAGTCTAGGAACTCTTGTAGGTATATCACATATCGCTATGATAGGTGTGTTATCAACTAGACAACAAAGTAAATTACCATCATTAGATCTTCCTGTAGGAGATTATACAACCTATCAGGTAGATGTATCAGAAGACGGATATAAAGTTGCGTACAAAGCAAACGATCCTAAAACAATGTATATCACCAAAGATATCAAAGAGAAGGGTGGTTTCTTAGGATTAGCAACAGAGACAACAAAGGTTGTTGAAGAGTATGTAATGGACGGTAAGACCAATCAAGGCGGTCCTGTATCTAATTCAAGATCTTGGATAGATAACCCACCAGGTTTAACACAAGAACAAGCAGCAAGTATAACTGCAGAACGTTTAGCATGTATCAAAGCAGTTGGTGCTGCAGAAGGAACTGGTAGACTTGTTGGAACTAGCGTTGGTGCTGCTGCTGCACCTGCTGTGAGTGGTATTCCATTCGTAGGTTGGGTTGCTGCTGGTTGGGTAGCCATGTTCGGAGGAGAACAGGGTGCAGAGATTGGCGGTAATATGGCAGAGGACTTAAATAAGAACTGCTAAGTCATGAAACCATATCTATTATACATTTTTATAGGGTTAGTGTTCTTATCACTTATTAGAACATCCTTTAAAATTGATAGAAATGAAAGAAATATTAGATTGCAAGAAGAATTATGTCAAGTTGATAAGGCATATTGTAAATGAAACTGCTAGAGGTAGTTTGTGACTATACCTAACATCCAAATTAATAATGCAGATGTTCAAACCATTGGAACTACTCAGGTATATGTTCCGAACATTCCACAATGGTTGATCGATAGTCCTGTACATTCAGTGCCTAATCATCCACCTGCCACTGTTTTAATAGGTCAACCTATTATTGATATGCCAGGTTGTGTTGAGGCACATGAGCAGAGTGACAAGAATAATAGTATAATTGAAGATGATGAAGATAATGTATTAGTATTTTGTGATGCAGGCGTGCCATCATATGATGCGATGGATTATACACCTGATCAATTACAGATGGTCATAGAAGCACCACCACCTCCTGTTGTTGAACCACCACCTACACCAGAGGTAGATACACCTGAGGTTCCACCGATTCCTTCAGAAGAGGAGATTGAGTGTCCTGCACCTAATCAACCTAGAGTTGGTGATCTAACTCAGAATGGTGAGGAGAGAGTTATAGGTCACGAGATACAACAAGGTCAATGTGTAGTATTATATGAACCCACTTCAACTCTAGAAAAATATTTACCGAGTACAAATCAAGTCAGCGTAACTGCAGCTATCGCAGTGGTAGCTACAGCATCTGCTGCTGCAACACCATTATTGTTGAGAGTTATAAAACCGATCATTAAAAAAGCAACCGATTCCATTAAGAAAAAGTTGGGTAAGAAAATAGATAAACCAACTCGTAATGAAATGATTGCTAATGAGTATAGAAAGAAAAAAGGTTTACCACCATTTAAGGTGAAGGATTACCGATAGATACTTCTTTTAAACTAGATGAGTCACCAGAAGGAATAATTACTTCCTTTTTAGGTATCGTATGTGCATGTGGAGCTATGTTATTCACATTCTGTACAACAACATCTGCACATATACTATAGTACGGTGACTTAGGATGGAAGGAAATTCCCTCTTTTAATAAATTTCCACAATTTTTTAATCTTGCTATCTCGAAATCCAAACGTTTATTTGCTACTGCTTGATTCATTAAGTTAATATTTGCTGCTGCTGCTTCTTTACATTGCTCTTGTAGTTTCTTATCTAATGGTCTAGACCATGTTGCAGACACACCAACTGAGAAATTATAGTTATCTTTCTGTGCTGTTCTTGTAGGAACGTGATATAAAATATTACCTGGATTGTCGATTACACCATCATCATTCAAATCTGATAAATCATAAACAGGATCCATATAGTATGATTCATATGGTTTTTGTGCTGATGCTGTTCCAGTGACATAGGGGGTAATGTTCATGGTAGCACCCTGGCACTGTATTCCATTGCCATATGTGTTAGTTATATATGGTCCTTGTAAAACTTGTATAGCTTGATTGGTCACCGAGCCTGAAGAATTGGCGATCGGAGATGCTGTTGCACTTACACCACCAACAGTTTCTGCCATAGCAGAGGGCATAAACCCAGTCATAGCAAGGGATGTCGCTATTGTGAGAAAATACTGGTTGTATCTGTGACGCTTGTTACGGTGCTTTCTCTCTGTATTATTGTGTGATTCGACAAGCCTGGACCTTGATACGTTTCTGTGTATTGAAACGCTGCACCTGGCGTTGTCTGTGTGAAGGTTGGTGTTGACCCTACTCCTGTCCATGTTGAATTCACTCCCTCAATAGTTACATTAGTTGTAGATGTGGTTGGTGATAAATTATCATCAGTAGTTATTCCATTACCCGTTACCGACCATTGATAGCCTGTGTTATAATCCATCGAATTTATGGTCTCGGTCACAGTAGAAGTCGTTTCTGTGTGGGTAGTCATCGAGCCTTGTTGGAAATTTGGTACCACAGGCACTGCTATGACTGGGTTTATAGCACCACCCATAGCTACAAGAAGGAATAACTTATATGTATTCCTCATGATTATTAATCGAAGATAGTAACTTCGCTTACGAATTGACCTGTTGTAGATGAACCTACGTTACCTGTACCTGTTAGGGTAATTGCATGAGCAGCAGTAAGAGTACCTGGTGCATTAGTAGAATCGTTTTGAGTTCCTGCATTTGTAATTGATACAGTACCAAAGTCTGTGTGATCAGAACCTGTTCCAGCAATATCACCTATAGTCCATGACTGAGCAAAGGAGAATGATCCAGTTCCATTAGTTGTTCCTTGACCTGCTGTGATTGTGCCCACTGATCCAACACCAGTTGTTGCACTATATGTGTTGACTCCTAAACCACCAGTCACTGCATCATTGCCAGTTCCGTGAGTGGTTGTCACATTAGTACCAGAGATGGAATATGAGTTTCCCATTCTTGAGTACGTGGCTGATTGTGAGTCTACAGTATGTTGAAGACTAGACTGATGTCTAGTAGACAATCCACCTGCATGAGCTGCACCACCAAAAGCCAATAGCATGATAAGAGGTAAATACTTTTTCATTGTGAGTTTATACGCATTGACGTACAACTATATAGGTGTGCTAATCCTTACATAAATGTTCGGAGTGTACTGTTTATTTTGTGTATCAAAAGTGTTTAAATAGTAGTGTCGCCTTCGGGGACAAACTTAAAAACACTCGCTTATTAAAGGAGAAAACAATGAACACAACATTAGCAAAGTATCACTCTGCCAATTTACCAGAGTTGATGAAAGTAATTCAAAGGCATGGGATAGGGATGGACGATTATCTAGATCGTTTCTTCACTTCATACGAAACTACACCAAGCTATCCCCCTTATAACATCGTCAAAGAAACAGAAACTAAATGGCGAATAGAACTTGCCCTAGCAGGTTGGTCAGCAGATCAAGTAGAAGTATCAACTGAACAAAATGTATTGCTAGTTAAATCTAAAGAGCAAGAGTCTGAGGTCGAAGAAGAATATATGCATCGTGGAGTAGCAGCAAGAAACTTTACTAGAACATTTAATATATCAGATGATGTAGAGATTGGAGAAGTAAAGTTTGTTAATGGTTTGCTAACAATAGAGTTACAAAAAATCATACCTGATCATCAGAAGAGAAAAGTTTATGATATAGTATGATGTAAAGGTTTCTTTATCACCGTGAAATATCTGACTCACCCATTAACCGTATGTAATCTCATACTGGTGGGGTCACTTGGATTGATACAAGTCATTCACACTCGTGCTCATCATAAAATGGAGATAGATGTTCACGCATATTGTAAAAACAATATGGAATATCAAGAGTCCTTGAACTCAGAGGAAGATTGGTAAGTAATTACATGAAATAAGGTACTTGACCTGCATATGCCAAACGTGGTGCTACTGCAACTGCTGCTGTAACGCAAGCGAAAAGACCGATTGAGAATAAGTATGTTTTCATGATTGACTAGGTATTTATTACTATGTATAATCATAACTACTTAAAATAGAAAGTGCGTGTCGTATTTACCACATAGATAAGAGGGATTGACAAAAGTCAGTTCCTCTTTTATAATATAAGGGAACATTATTTTTCTATGAGTGTAAGAATCGTAAGAACAAGAAACGGTGAAGACATTATCTGTGACTTATATGAAGTTACTACAAAAGAAAAACCAAACGAAGCAGTAGCTTTCCAACTTTCTTATCCATACAATGTATGGTTAGAAGGAGTTGACGAACCTCGTTTCTTGGTTGAAGACGATAATGGTGAAAATCTACAGAAGATCACCGATCCAGAAATTTATTTTAAACCGTGGACACCTCTTTCAGCAAAAAAACAAATCCTGTTAAAGATGGAGGAAGTTGTAACCGCATATGAGACCTATCCTGAGGTCATTGAAAAGTACACCAAATTAGTGGAGGCAGACGGTGGAAGACTCACAACAAGTCAAACTGATACTATTGAAACAGCGAAGTGAAAACCTTATAGGTAAAGTAACTGAGTTAGATGAAGAACCTAGTATCTTAATTGAAAACTGTTATGAAGTTGAATCTGAGGAATTAATAAAACCTTTTCCTCAGTTCAGTTCACAACGCGATATCTTCTTGACATCTGATGATATCTTAACTATACTAGAACCCTCAAAGAAATTATTGGCAACTTACAAAAAGGGATGAGTTCTTTTTATACTAATATACAACTTGCTGGCGACACAATTTTATACAGAGGTTATGAGAATGGTAAACCTGTTCAATTCAGATCTCAATTTTCTCCTACCTTATATGTTCCTTCTAAGAAGAAAGAAAAGTTTAAAACTCTCAGTGGTAAACCTGTATCACCAGTAAAATTTGGTGCTGCTAGAGAAGCAAGAGAGTTTATCAAACAGTATGAGCATGTAGAAAACTTTGAGGTTCATGGGTATGAACGTTTTGTATATCAGTATATCAGACAAGAGTTTCCTAGTGATGTTGACTACAACATTAATCAAATGAAAATCTATGCATTGGACATCGAGGTTCAATGTGAGAATGGATTTCCTAATGTAGAAGAGGCAGCAGAAGAAATGCTATCTATTACCATTAAAGATATGGTAACTAAGAAGTTTGTTAGTTGGGTTACTCGTGAGTTTGATCCTCCAGAGAATGTAGAGATGAGAGTTTTCTGGACAGAACAAGAGATGTTACAAGACTTCTTGAAGTGGTGGGCAGAGAATACACCAGATATTTTAACTGGTTGGAATGTCAATCTTTATGATATGCCCTACATTGCTAGAAGGATAAATAGAATACTTGGGGAGAAATGGATGAAAGGTCTATCCCCATGGAATAGAGCAAACGAGAGAGAAGTTTATGTTCAAGGAAGGAAAAATTATGCTTATGACATTAGTGGGGTCAACATTCTTGACTATCTTGATCTTTACCGTAAGTTTACTTACAGTAATCAAGAGTCCTATCGTCTAGACCATATCGCTTTTGTTGAATTGGGTCAACGAAAAGTTGATCACAGTGAGTATGAAAATTTCAAAGATTTCTATACTTCTGATTGGCAGAAGTTTATGCTGTACAACATCCAAGACGTTGAGTTAATAGATCGTCTTGAAGATAAGATGAAGTTGCTAGAACTAGCAATCACTATGTCTTATGATGCAAAAGTTAATTTTGAAGATGTATACTCACAGGTTCGTATGTGGGATACAATGATATACAACTATCTTACAGATAGAAATATAGTTGTGCCTCCTAGAAAGGGTGCAAAGAAAGATGAAAAGTATGCAGGTGCTTATGTTAAAGAACCGAAACCAGGATGCTATGATTGGGTTGTGTCTTTTGACCTCAATAGTCTGTATCCTCATCTCATTATGCAATATAATATCTCACCAGAAACCCTCTGGGAGACTCGACATCCCAGTGCGAGCGTTGAAAGGATCTTAAATAAAGAGATTAATTTTACAGGTGAGTTTGCTGTATGTGCAAATGGTGCTCAGTATCGTAAAGATATACATGGTTTCCTTCCCGAAATGATGCAGAAGATTTACGATGAACGCACAATATATAAAAAGAGAATGCTTATCGCCAAACAGGAAAATGAAAAAAGACCAACCGAAAAACTCAAAAGAGACATCTCAAAATTCAACAACATCCAAATGGCAAGAAAGATTCAACTTAACTCTGCCTACGGTGCTATCGGTAACCAATACTTCCGATACTACAATCTTGCGAACGCTGAAGCGATCACGCTCTCAGGACAAGTAAGTATTCGTTGGATTGAACAACGAATGAATGAGTATTTAAACAAAATTTTAAAAACGGAGGATGATGATTATGTTATTGCCAGCGATACTGATTCCATATATCTTAATCTCGGTCCTTTGGTTCACAGTGTATACGAAGGGAGAGAAAAGACTCCTGAGAGCATTGTTGCGTTCCTTGATAAGATCTGTAAGTTGGAACTTGAAAAGTATATTGAGAGTTCTTATGAAACGTTGGCCACGTACGTAGGAGCATACGAACAAAAAATGGTCATGAAGCGAGAGAACATCGCTAACAAAGGTATTTGGACAGCAAAGAAAAGATATATTTTAAACGTATGGGATAGTGAAGGTGTTCGTTATGAAGAACCTAAACTAAAAATCATGGGTCTTGAAGCAGTTAAATCTTCAACACCTGCAGCATGTAGGACTTCTATTAGAGATTGTCTTACAGTTATTATGAATGAAGACGAACAGGCAGCACAGAAGTTTGTTGCTGATTTTAGAACTCACTTTGAAGAATTGCCGATTGAAGAAATATCATTTCCTCGTGGATGCAACAATATAAATAAGTGGTCGAACCCATCGACCGTTTACAGTAAAGGCACACCTATACATGTTCGTGGTGCTCTGCTGTATAACTTCCATAACAAGAAAAACAAATTGACACATAAGTATCCTCTCATTCAAGACGGTGAAAAGATTAAATTTGTTTATCTTAAGACACCTAATAAAATTGGAGAGAACGTTATTAGTTACTTAAATACATTTCCAAGAGAGTTTGGACTTGACAAACAGGTAGATTATGAACTACAATTTAACAAGAGCTTCCTCGAACCAATAAAAGTTATAATGGATGTCATTGGGTGGCAACCCGAAAAAGTAGCATCATTGGAGTTTTTATTTGGATGAAGTATGTTGTTGAATATCAAAAAGCATTTGGTGCAGGTGCAAATCCTCAGTCCAAGTCTTTCAATGATATAAAGGAAGCAGAATGGTTTGAACGTGCAATGAAACGTTCTAACTTTATTACTAAACTATTGAAAATTACAGAATGAATTTTCTCAAAGATATCGCAAAGGAGATTGATAATGAGTACGCAAGTCTCGTTTCTGAAGGAGTGGCAGCTGGTGACACAAGCGGTTACATTGACACTGGTTCTTATGTCTTTAACGCTCTCGTTAGTGGATCTATCTATGGTGGAATCCCTGGAAATAAGATCACTGCTATCGCAGGTGAAAGCTCTACTGGTAAAACTTTCTTTTGCCTTGGGGTCGTTCAGCATTTTCTTGACACTAACCCTGATGCAGGGGTAATTTATTTCGAGTCTGAATCTGCTATTAGTAAGCAAATGATTGAAGACAGAGGCATAGATTCTAATCGTATGCTAATTGTTCCTGTTACAACAGTACAACAATTTAGAACTCAATCAATAAAGATATTAGATAAATATCTGGAACAACCTTTTGATCTTCGCAAACCAATGATGTTTGTATTAGATTCTCTAGGTATGTTATCTACTAGCAAAGAAATAGAAGACTCTGAAGCGGGTAAAGAAACTCGTGACATGACTCGTGCACAGGTTGTCAAGTCTATCTTCCGTGTGCTAACATTAAAATTAGGGAAGGCAAAGGTTCCCCTAATCGTTACTAACCATACTTATGATGTGGTGGGTGCGTATATTCCAACTAAAGAAATGGGAGGTGGTAGTGGACTCAAATACGCTGCATCAACAATTATATATCTATCAAAGAAGAAGGAAAAAAATGGTAAGGAGGTTGTTGGAAATATTATCAAATGTAAAACCGCCAAGTCCAGATTAACTAAGGAGAACTCAGATGTTGAGACAAGATTATTTTATGATCGTGGACTTGACCGATATTACGGCTTACTGGAATTGGGTGAGAAGTATGGAATTTTCCAAAGAAAAGGTAATAGGATTGCTCTTGACGGATCTTCCGTTTATCCTTCCGCTATTCTTGCTGATCCTGATAAGTATTTCACTAAAGAAATAATGGATAAACTAGACGAAGCTGCACAGAAAGAGTTTCGTTATGGCAACTAAATTAAGTGAATATATCAGAGTATATGATAATGCATTTGATGTTGATTTTTGCAACAACATAATAGAACAGTATCATAAATCTGAAAATACATACTTAGATTATGATCATCGTCCTACCTTTCATGAGTTAAATATTTCACAAAGGTTCTTAGCAAAAGATCCTTTATGGGATTTACCTCAAAGAGTAATATCTTCTGTCTTTCAATCTATTGTGACTAAATATGTTACAACTATGGATGTCGCTGAAGACTTTCCAGACAGGTGGGGATATGAAGAGTTTAGACTCAAGATGTATGAAAATAATAATTATGATCAATTCAAGGATCATGTTGATGTAGGTGATCATGCTTCAGCAAGAAGATTCTTAGTATGTTTTTTATATCTTAATGATGTCATAGAAGGAGGAGAAACTGCTTTTCCAAATTTAGATATGGCAATTCAACCGAAGTGTGGTAGAATACTTTTGTTTCCTGCAACATGGCAATACAGACATGCAGGTCTTCCCCCTATATCCAATAACAAATACATCGTCGGATCTTACCTTCACTACACATGAGTTTAGAAGCAACCATTCTTAGTAACCTGATATACAGCGAGAAGTATACGAGAAAAGTTCTTCCGTTTCTAAAGTCAGATTATTTCAACGAACGTAATTATAAAATTGTGTTCCTTGAGATACATGAGTACGTGAGTCAATATGATTCACTACCTTCTTTAAATGCTCTTAGTATAGAGTGTCAAGAAAGAACTGATTTAACTGAAGATGGATATAAAGAAGTTGTTGCATTACTACAAGGGTTACCAACAGAAAAATCTGATTATGATTGGTTAGTTGATACTACTGAAAAGTGGTGTCAAGAGAGGGCGATCTATTTGTCTTTGATGGAATCTGTAAAGATTGCTGACGGACAAGACAAGAAGAGAGACAAAGGTGCTATTCCTCAGATATTGTCTGATGCATTAGGAGTTTCTTTCGATCAGAATATAGGTCACGATTATGTTAAAGACGCAGAAGAAAGATTCGATTTCTATCATAGAAAAGAAGACAAGATTCCATTTGACTTGGAATTCTTCAACAAGATTACAAAAGGTGGTCTTCCTAATAAAACTCTCAACATTGCTCTTGCAGGTACTGGGGTGGGTAAGTCTTTGTTTATGTGTCACGTTGCCAGTAATTGTTTACTACAAGGCAAAAACGTTTTGTATATCACTTTGGAAATGGCAGAAGAAAAGATTGCCGAAAGAATAGATGCTAATTTATTAAATGTTCCTATACAAAAATTAGCAGAAATGCCGAAGATGATGTTTGAGAAAAAGGTAACAAACTTATCAAAGAAAACTCAAGGAAGACTTATAATTAAAGAGTATCCTACTGCATCTGCACATGTAGGACATTTCAAATCTCTGATTGGAGATCTTGCAATGAAAAGAAGTATCAAACCAGATATCATCTTTGTAGATTATCTAAATATATGTGCCTCCCAGAGGTATAAAGGCTCTATAGTAAACTCATATACTTATGTTAAAGCGATTGCTGAAGAACTCCGTGGTCTTGCAGTTGAGGTTAATGTACCTATCGTCTCCGCTACTCAGACGACTCGTAGTGGCTATGGCAGTAGTGATATTGATCTTACTGACACGAGTGAATCCTTTGGTCTCCCTGCTACTGCTGACCTCATGTTTGCTCTTATCTCGACTGAGGAACTTGA